GCGACGGTGTACTGGACGACGCCGGTCCTGCCTTTTTTCCAGTTGATGAACCGCTCGGCGCGCAGGCCGACATAGTTCATCTGCCAGAGCGACGTCAGCACGACCGTCGCATCCGGGACCGCCATCGGCGCGCTATCCATCTGCAGCGACGCCTCGCGCGAGACGTCGATCGTCACGCCGCCGTCGTCCGCATACAGGATCTGATTCGGTTGCACCAGCGCGACCGTCGTGCCGGCGGCCTGCGAGGCAATCGCCTGATAGCCGAGGATCGTCCCGCCGCTCTGGTTCATCGCCGGGAACAGCGGTTGTCCGAGCGGATTGAGCGCGGAGGTCAGCGCGAGCGCATTCGTTTCCGACAGCACGACGACTGCGCCGGCCGTCGAGATGTTGAGCGCCGTCATCGCATTGGCGAGCGCCTGAATGTCCGTGCGCGCATTCGCCGGCGACGTGCCGGCCGTCGTGATCGGGGTGACGCCGTTCGTCACCGAGCCCGGCGAGACGCCCGCGACGGCGGCCTTCGTCGGATCGATGAACTCCGCATCGAGGAACGCGGCGATCCCGTTCACCATGTCGCGCCGGATAACTTCCTCGGCCGACGGCGACGAGTTGCGCGCGAGCTCCTCGGTGATCACGATGATCCCGGCGCATTTGGTGATCCCGAGCGTCACCGTGACGAACGCCAGCTTGCCGACGGGCTTCGGCGCGCCCTGGCCGACCCAGGAGTACGTGCCGCCGCCGGTCTGCGCGGCGACTGACACGTTGAACGGCACTTTCAGCAGGTTGGGGATCCGGCCGAGGATCGTCGCCGGCCGGAGATACGCGAGAAATTCATTCGTGAGCGGCGTAATGGGCGCGAGCGGCCCGGCCCACGTCGCGTCGGTCGTCGTGCCGGCCGCGACCGCGGCCTTGAGCACAAGCTCGACTTCGGGCGTCGAATCCTGCCACCGCTTGGCGTACTCCACGGCGAGCATCAGGTTGCCCTTCGTGGCGACGAGCGCGGACACATAGCGGACGAACCCGGTCCCGGGCGGGACGTTCGCCTTCACCTGGACGACGTGCGACGCGCCGCGCTGCGCGCTGGCGTCGGCCGGCGTCTTGGCCGTGATCGGCGTCGCCTTCGTGATCATCAGGCGCTCGAGGCTCTGGAGGTCGACGAGCTCGGCGTCGATCGATTTGATCTCGCCGTCGAGGCGATCGAACTCCTCGCGCTCGGCGTCCGTTTTCGTCCGGTTCTCGTCGGTCGCCTTCTGTTGCACGGCCTCGAGGCGCCCGACCGTCGCGGCGCGCGTATGCTCGAAATTGGTAATCCGTTCGTTGAGGGTTTGTTTTTCCATGAGAGGACGCGCGCCCTTGTCGACGCGCACGATCGGGAGGCTGTCCCTGACGCGGGACGGATGGCGGCCGGACGCGGCCAGGTCGAGCGACTTGATCGAGGCAATCGTCGCGCCGGCGTTCGCCGGGATCGCGACGAGCGACAATTCGAGGATCTCGCTTTTCAGAAACCGGAACCCGCCCGTTTCTTTGTTCCAGTCCTCCTCGATCGAGCGGAACCCGATCGAGACGCCGGCGAGCAGGCCCGCCTTGATCGACGTCCAGGCCTCCTCGATCCGATCGCGCACCGTGCCCTGGTCGGTCACGGTCGGCAGCGTCGCCTCGAACTCGAGCCCCGCCGCGGTCGGCGGTTTGAACGTGACCTGGCCGACGGGTTTTTTCGTATCGTGGTAGAGCAGGAGCGGCAGCGGGTTTTTGTAGGTAATCCCCAGCGGCTCGACGATATCGCCCATGCGATCCGGTTCCGGCGTCGAGGCAATCCCGGCGATCGTGCGCCGGTCCTGGTCGATCGCCTTCACATGCAGGACAGCGTACGCGCGGGCCAGGCTCACGCGGGAGAGGGTACGCCCGGCTCAGCGTTTGGCGCGGACGAAAGGCCGGCGCTCGCCGGAATCACTGCAGTATTCGTTCACCGCTTCCCGGATGATCCCGGCCATGCCCGTCCCGGTGTCCGTCGCGACGCGCCGGAGCGTGAGGCGTTGCGCCGGGGTCATCCGGACCCAGACGCGCGTCGAGGCGGCCGTCTCGTAGATCGGCGGGCGTCCGCGGGACTTGCTCATGGGGAGATCCTTTCAGCGGAGTCGAATCATCTGAAACTGCAGCGCCGGGACGACGGGCTGCGCGATCCGGCGCGCGTTCGCCATCACCAGCGCCGACGGCCCGTCGATTTTATCCTTCGCGGCGTCCTTGTCGAGCCGAACTTCCTGGTTGCGTCCGTGCCGGAGCACCGTGTTATCCATCATCCACGTCAGGATCGCGTGGTCGCCGTGCGCGAGCTGCCCGTCGGCGATCAGCTTCGCCACGGATCGGATCGCCTCGTTGAGCGCGAACCCCTGCGGCGTGTCGACCATCTGCAGGCCGGCGCCCTGCAGGTGCAGCGCGAGCTGGTTCGCGAACCGTTTATCGAACCCGATCACCCGCACGCCCGACGCCCGCGCATCGGCCAGCACCGCGGCCTCGATCAGATCGAGATCCGTCGTGTCGCCCTCGGTGAGCTCGAGCAGCCCGTCGCGGATCCAGTCGGCGTACGGCCGGTGCGGATATTTGGTCAGCGCGGACTGCGGGATCCAGAACCGCACCTTCAGCGCGAGCCGGCCGCCGCCGAGATCCCACAGGCGCACCCACGCGGCAAAGTCGTCGGTCTGCCCGAGGTCGAGCCCGCCCCAGCACGGCCGCCCCAATAGCTCGGACTCTTTCACCGGCAGCGCCGCGCACTCCTGCCACTTGCCCATATTCCAGGCCGGCGTATGCGACGCCGTCCAGACGCAGAAATTGAACCGCAGCAGATCCGACACCGCGTCGGCGCGCCCCGTCGCCTGGTGCACGAGATCGCGCAGGTACTGCCAGGACACGGACACGCCGAGATTCGGGTTTGCCTTCAGCCAATGCGGCCCCTCGACCTTCCAGTCGTCGCAGTCCGCGCACTCGAGATCCGGAAACTGCCGCCCCTTGCCGAGACACTCGGCACAGGGATCGAGCCCGCAGACGTACGCGAACCAGGTATCGTCGGTGATCGTGCCCTCGAGCACCTGGCGCGAGTAGTCGTGATCGTGCCAGCAGACCGACGTCCGGTCGTACCCGCTGTTGGTCGTCCGCAGGATCACCGCGCTGCGCCGGCCCTTCGTCCCGCGGCGCATCTTCGACACGACGACCGGCGTCGGGTGTTCGTGTTCCTCGTCGATCAGACAGCCGTGCACGCGCTTGCCGTCGAGCCCGCGGCGCTCCGACGAGATCGGCCGCAGGTACGATCCCGTCTCGAGCACGGCGAGATTGTTCACCTTGCGATCGACGACCGCACGCAGGTACGGCGACGCCGCGACCATCTTCTCGGCGTCCGCAAACGCGAGCTTCGCCTGGTCTTTTCCGACCGCGGCGAAGTACACCTGCGCGCCGCGCTCGCCGTCGGCGACCAGCAGGTACAGCATCAACCCGGCGCCGAGCGGCGTTTTCCCGCTGCCCTTCGCCGTCTCGATGAAGGCGTCGCGAAACCGCCGCGCACCGGCCGCCGTGTACCAGCCGAGGAGCGATCCGACAATGAACGCCTGCCACTGGCGCAGCACGAACGGCGATCCCTCGGCCGGCGCCGCGTCGCCGATCGTGTCCTCGGCGGCGGTTTCTTCCGGCAGACAGAGGATCTCGGCGAAGAACTCGATCCCGCGCTCGGCCAGGTCGGCGCGCCAGACCAGATCCCGGGCGGCGGCGTGCGCCAGGTCGGCCAGGTGCCGCTGACACGCGAGGCGCACCAGGCGTCCGGCGACGATCCGGCCCGCCTGCACGGCGGTTGCGTACGCCGTGACCTGATCTGTCATTTACGCCTTCTGCAGGAACCGATCGAGCGGATTGGCCGGCGCCGCGGGTGCGGCCTCGTAGATCGGTTTGCCGAACGGGCGCAGCCCGAAGGCCGCGAGCCCCGTCTCGACGCGCTGCAGCAGCCCGCGGTGACTCGCCCCGCCCCGGTCCTGCATACTCGCGCCGTACAGCCGCTCGAGCGCGACCGTCTGGCAGAGCAGAACAAACGCGAGCTCGGTCGCGCGCGTCAGCGTCCGCGCCTGGAACGCATGCGGCGCCAGCGCCACCCAGATCCCCCGCGCCTCTGGCGTCAGATCGACCGGGGCGTCAAAGGGTTCGATCGGGGCGATCATCTGGGCCTGATCCGCCCCCGGCCCGGCCAGCACCCGCCCGTGTGTATGTTGGTTCCCGGTGATCAACAGCTCGACCGCACTGCGTGGCTTCCTGCCGCTTCCCAATCGCGGCCCGCCACTTCGACCCTTTAAACCTGCCATCGTTGCACCATTTGATTTCTAGGGGCCTTGATTTGATTCCTAGACGCCGTCCGGAATTGGCGACGCCATTCGATCCGGCGAAAAGTTGTAAACGATTGGGAAAAAGGTTTGGAGCACCTCATAAGTTGATCTTTTCCACACCCCCCGGTCGTCGGACTCGTCGGCATTCTCGGATTCAGCCCTTTCGGAGATTGCACCGCTGACAGAGCGACTGATGATTGTCGGGATCCCACATGGATCCGCCGGCCTTGATCGGCACAATGTGATCGACGACCTGGGCCTCGCGCAGGAGATCGCCCTGCTGCACGCAGACACTGTGCTCGGCTGAGTAGGCGCCGTCGAGGCGCATGCCGCAGAACGGGTGCGCGGCCCGCCAGCGCCGGGCGTACGCCGCCCAGTGATGCGTATAGCCTCGACTGTGTGCGGTGCCCCGGCGCTGGTCGACCGCGCGCTGCACGGCCTGGCGCTGGCAGGCATGCCCCCGCCCGACGACCTGTCCGCACCCGGCACACATGCGCGGCGGGGCGATCGGCATTCACGCGTACCTCGGGTGCAGGGCGCGCAAGCGGACGCACGCCGCGCAGAGACACGCGCCGATCTCCCAGATCCAGGCGACGTTCTGCTCGGCCACCGCGTACGCCACGATCCGCGAGCCGGCGCACTGGCAGCACGTCGGATCCTCGAGGCCGCAGTGCGGGCAGGTGACCAGGCGCGTCGCGTGCGCGGACATCAGTCCGGATCCTGGCGCGTGACGAACTCGAGCGCGCCGGCCTCGCCGATGATCGTCACGTCGTCCTGCACCGTCAGGCGCACGATCGTGGCAACCCCGACCTGCGCGTCGATCTCGATCCGCCGCAGCCGGCGCGAAATGTCCTGCCCGTCGAGCTCCACCCGGCAGTCGACGCCAAACTTCGCGAGCGTGATCAGCAGCATGCTTTGCCCCACAAAGCCGCACCCCTACCTGCACCCCTAGATACGATCCGAATGCTCGTTTTCTACTAGCCTGCTCAGAACTCTGAATAGGCTGCTTTACTGAGCGTTTCCAGAAACGGGCGCAAATCGTGGCGAAAAAATCGGGCTTTGTTAGGACTTAAAATCCCGTCGCCCTCGGGCGGTCCGGGTTCGATCCCCGGCC